AGTCTTACTTCCCTTACCAGATTTTGTGCTTTTGGTTTTCGGGCTACTATTGGGTTTAGTTGTGTTTGTAGTACTAGTGTTTGTGGCAGTATCAGTAGTTTTGGTTTCTACCTTCTGGTTTACTTGAATTTTACCATTGATGGTTTCATTAATGGCATCTTCTACATTCTTCTTATACTGCTTTGCAAAGTCAGCAGTATTCTTCACATTCTTCCCTAAAGCTTCCTTCCAAGCATCTACGGCACCCCTGAAATCCCCTTCAAGTACCTTACTGATAATTACAAAGAATGCCTTGATGCTATTCATAGCATTCTTCACTATCAGTACTAAGGCATTGAATACATTCTTGAAATTCAGGACTACGGCCTATAAAATACCACGAATGATGATACTATTATTGTATAAGTCTGTAGCCCAATCAGCAATAGCCTTGCAGTTATCATTGATGGTGCTTACCATCTTTGTTAGCCACTAAATTATAGTTCTGAAGATAGACTAACCACCACCAAGGGATAACATCAAGCCTTCCCAAGCAGAATTAAGCCCTGCTAAATCACCCTGAAGGTTATCGGCCATTGTATCCGACATTTCTTTAGCTGCACCATTACAGTCCTAGAAGGTTGTAATAAGCTGCTTTCCAGATTCAGCACCATCAAGTAAGGTATTGAATGCAGCCACACTTCTTTTATCGGTAAGTTCCAAGGCTTCTCCTAGGTCTATTCCTCTATTTCTAAGTTCTTTCAGGGCATCCATCAATTCTGTACCTGATTTCACAGGTTTACCTAAAGCCTATGCTAGCTTACCATTAGCATCAGCTAGGTTCAGGATGATGTTTCTTCCAGCAGTAGCTGCTGATGAAGCATCAAAACCAGCATTAGCCAATACACCTAATAAACCTGTAGTATCTTCCAATGAAAGCCCAAAAGCATTAGCTACAGGTGCTATTGTGGACATAGCACTATTTAAGTATTCAAAGGATAGTGCTGAAGCAGAACATCCCTTGGATAACACATCAGCTACCCTTTGTGTTTCATCTGCTTCCAATCCAAACATTCTTAGGGTAGCACCTGCTAATGATGCTGCACTACTCAGGTCTGTACCAACTGCTGTGGCAAAGTTCTGAATATGTTCAGTCATCTTCTTAATTTGGGTAGGATCAAAACCAAGCTTTGCTAGTTCAATCTGAAGCCCTGCTATCTAGCTAGCACTATACATAGTCTTAGCACCTAATTCAAGTGCCTAATCAGTAAGTTCCGATAGCTGACTAGCAGATTTTCCAGTTACTGCCTGAAGTACTGATTGGGATTTATTGAATTCCATTGTGGTAGTAATACCCTGCTTCAAAGCACTAACCGCTAATGTAGCAGCTGCTGCTATACTACCTACACCTGTAGCCATAGCAGCACCTTGTAAGGCCATTCCTTTGAAGTCAAAGCCCATTTTAGATGAACTACCAACATTCTTTATTTCTTTTCCAACTTGTCCTAGTTGTGTCTGAAGCTACTTCAGCTAAGACTAAGCTGCCTTACAGGATTCTGATATAGCTTTACCGAAGTCACTTCTTTTAGCTTCATCTGATAGATTAGCCCACTGTATCTGTAGTTCCTTGATTTGGGTTGTAAGTGCCTTTTCCTACTGTTTAGTAGTCATTGTACCTGATGCTACTTTATCAAGCACCTTAACTACCCTTTGATAGGATGCTACTTGTGCATCAGTAACCATCTTTACCTAGCTACTACTACCTTTAGCTTCTTTACTATATTTCTCTAGTACGGATTTAGCATCATTGATAGACTTAACCAAGCCTGATGTATCCGCACCTATAATTGCCATCAGTTTAGCCATTATTCTTCTATTGCGTTTTTAATGTAGTTATTCAATGTTGTATCTGCATCAGTCATAGCCTTATCTATGGTTTCATTGGGCTTGATGAATCCCTTCTGATAAGGCTTCACCGCTTTACCTTTCATCTTATTTTGCTTTCTATACTATGTACCACCGACAAAGAACCTAGTCTTATAGGTATGCTGATTCTCTGATTTACCAAGTGAATGTATCTTTATCTGGGATGATCTAAGCTTACCAACCATTATACCCTAGGCCAAATCCTTATAGTTATGGCCTGATGAATGGACTTTGTATATGCTGCTGCTATTGATGAATATCTGCCTAGCTTCATCCCTTAACTTGAAAGCAGATGCTATAATAGCCTTATCAATGTGCTTCAACATTTCCTTGGAAGCCTTTTCTATATCGTATGTATCAAATATTAGTTTTGTCCTTCCCATTGCTTTGATAGTTCCTTTAGTCTGTTAATATCGTCATCACTAATATCTTTGGGGGCTTCTTCCATCAAACCAGATTCTTCCCATTTAAAGCTGCATATATCCTGAAATGATAGTTTCTTCTTACTATTCACCTAGGCTACAACATATGCTATCAGTCTGCTTGATTCCCATAAGTTCCTATCCATATAAGGTAGGTTATCCACTATATCATTCAGTTCCCATAGGCTGCATTGGTCTAGGAAGTATGGTACATCCATCACCCTGAACTGAAATACTAGCAGGTTGAATAGATAGTGGTATAGGCACTTTGGTACATCACCATCCTAATTGTCGGTGGTTAGTCTTTTTTTAGCTTGTTATTGTTGCTAACTACCTTCTGAAGCCATTCCCCAAACTCGTTAAGTGTTTCGGGATGTTCGTCTAGCCAATCAATGAAGCGATCCATCTATAGTTCATAGTCCAAAGAAGATGCAACTACTACACAATAGAAGAATGTAATCACATCAGTAAGGCTTGTAGGGGCTAGTGTACCACCTGTTATGTTCTCGTACATCATCATTGCCCTAAGTGAATACTTCAGGGTAATTTCCTTTTCGTTTATATTAATTTTCATAATGTTTTCCTTTTAAAAATAAAAGGGCAATAGAAGATGATTCTACTGCCCCTTGGTTAAAGGCTAGTTAGCCTTGATTATTCGGTTGGTGTACTAGCTGCGCCAGTTGTCTTTTTAATACTTCCTGTTCCAGTAAGGGTAACAGAATAAGTTGCATTCTCACCATTATTGGCATTTGCAGTAAGTGAAGTGATTATCACCTTACCTTCATAATAGGTACTCTAAGAAGTCCAATGTGTAAGGTTAGGATCTCCATCAGCTACATTCTTACTAAGGTCTGCTTGGTCTGTTTTCAGGCCAAATCTAACTGTAATAGCATCACCAGCTAGCATTGTACTAAACAAGCTATCATACTCATCTGAAGTAAATAGGTTCTCTGAGGTGATTTCCCAAGTGTACTTTGATATTTCGGAAGCACCCCAAATTCCGTGATCTTTGCTTGAAATATCAGTGGTTTCAGCAGTAATTGTAAGGGTGTGGTTTGTGGCATAGGCATAGCTATTGCCAGAACTATTGAATAGCATCAAATCACGACCTTTGATTATTTTATTTGCCATATTCTTAATACTTTAATCAGTTATTTACATTAATACTAAACTGCATCCTTTGAATAAATGCATTGTTATTATAATCTTCAGTAGCCAAGGTTAGTAGTGTATCATTGATTTCCATATCGCTATATGTGGTATGTTGTACTTCTAGAAGTTCCCTTACCTAGCTAGCAATCTCGATACCCCTATAATACTTGTCAGTAACAACTATTACTTCCATTACTACCTTGTCTTCATAATATCCATCCTTGGATCCTGAACTATCCAGATTGATTCTTTTATAGACTATAAAGGGATATTTGGCATCATTATCCGCTATAAGTGGATATGATTTCACACCCTCTATCTGGCTTAGTTTGGAATAGATATACTTACCCAAATTCAGTGTATCAATCATTTACTAGTTCCGTCTTAATGGTTAATTGTTGCTATACCTTGTCAGGTTCAATATCTAATATCCTATACTGCCTATCTTTCCATACTATTCTGCAATAGTCATTAATCGGCACATAATCCCTGATTTGGAATGTCTTGATGGCTGAATAGAATATTTCATTGTTTTCATTCATCCTACCACCGCTATTATGAACCAACCTAGCCCTAGTAGTGTAGGCAGTCACCCATTCAGTAGTTTCTTCACCAAAGTCATTGGTGCTGACCTCAGGGGATATGATTTCAATTTGTTCAGTTAATAATCCGGCTCTCATCAGGGTACTTCATAATGTTTGTAAAGCCCAAGAAGGTATTCTAGGGTGTATGGTACTTTAACTACGGAACTATAGGCTACTGGCTCCCTATTAGCGTATAAGTTGCCTACCATCAGAAGAATTGAATGACTGATAGCAGATGGTAACACACCATCTACTACCAAATCATCCAAAGCTATGTCCAAATGCTAGGCCACGGAATCTTCAGCTACCTTAATCAAGTCACCGATATAGGTATCATCATCCTTATAGGAATCATCAACATTCAGGTGCTTCTTGGCTTCATCAATGGTTATGTACATAGCTTTCAACTTTTAATAGACTAGAATCAATCGGTTGGAAGGGTTTTAGCCACAAATGCTTCTGCACGTCTAGGCTTGGCATCGAAGTAGGCATTAACCACCAATCTTACCTTTCCATTGGTTGCTTGTGAATAAGGATCTACCGTTAAGTCAATTGAACCCCATTGGCCAATTATATAATCATCGAAGTTTCCAAGTACAATACCCTTGCAGGCTGATGTTGAAAGTACAGGAATACCATCAATATCCCCATTCTCCATCACGAACAATCCGCTACCTGCATCTTTCTTGGTAGTCTTTAAAGCAGCTTTAGCAGCAGGGGATACTATGTATTTGAAATCACCTGATACATTTGCTTCCTCTAACTCCTTGACTAATCCAACCATTGTTTCATAGGAAGTATCTTCAAGGGCATCAGCACCATAGAAAATACCTGCTGGTTGCTTAGTAGTACCTGCTGCATTGCCTAAGATGGTTTCCTCTAGCTTGTTTGTGATAGCCTTCACAATATCAGCCCTGATAAGTGCTTCAGCAGATACACTATCCTGAATAAGGAATTGCTTTGAAATGTCAATGTAGGCAGTGATTCTCTTTGGCTCTAAGTTGACTTCAGTAAATGTACCCTGACCATTAGAAGCTGCTTCAATCTCACCAGCCCATCCGACATTACCACCTGAATATACTGGGATGTTCACATTACCCACAAGTCCTGTCATAAAGTTAGCACCAGCAGCACTAAGTACTAGTTTTGCTCTAAGTGGTTCAAGGATGTTAAGTTTATCTTCTGCTACTGCTTCCTGACCATTAGTAGCTATTGTAGCCTGAATATCTCTGGCTTCAATGGGAAGCAAAATCTGACCGCTATAAGAAAGCCCTGCTTTGCGCATTTCCTCTGCGCCAGCATTTACTACTTCCTAGCTTCTTTCGTCTAATTGACGATTGTTGGCTATATCATTGATAGCCTTCAATAATGAAAACTTTTCCATACTTCTTTTTGTAGTTTCTTTGTTTAGTTTACTATTCAAATCTCTTATCTCGTTATCTACTTCTTCCATCTGTTTCTTCAGGTCTTCAAACTTGGTGCTTTCCTCGTCACTAAGCTTTCTTGATTCCTTTTCTGCACCTGATAGAATGGCTTCAGCCTGAATCTTCAACTGATTCTTCTTATCAATCAATTCCACACTATTCATATTCTTTACTTAATGGTTTCCCTTAATTCCTTGTAATAATCTTCAAGTTCCTTCTTTTCCTTAGCAATAGCCTCATCCATACCTCTTGTATCAGCCTTAACTGATGTGGCATCATAAGCAGCCCTATATACTGGACTGACATCAAATAGTTCCTTGATGCTATTGATGGTTCTTTGGTACTTACCATCATCCCTTTTAGTCCATTTATCTTCACCTACGGTAAAGGCAAAGCTTGAAGTAGTAATATCACCACGTTTCAAGCCTTCTAGTAGCTCATCACCTAAGGCAGTATTGGGGGCTTCAAATCTGTATTTCAAGCCCTTGTCATCTACTTCCAAGGTAAGTGATCCTGAACCTTTGTTGCTTCTAGCTAACACCCCCTTATCTTCATTGTGGTTAAGTAAGCAAAGTATGTCGGAATGTTCCAGCACACCTTCTAAGGCTCTGGGTTCTATCACCTCAAAGAAGCCACCTAAATCCTTAGATTCACTATTAAACACTACTGCATAGCCTTCTACCATTCTTGATTCGGGCTATGTAGTAATGTGGTCTTCAATCATTCTTCTTTCTCTCATACTAATATACAATTTATTGTTTAACATCTTCATTCTGAATATTGTTATTGGAAGGAACATTTAAAGCGGCATTCTTCACTTCCATCAAGTTTACCTGAACAAAGTGGGAATCACCACCTTCAATAGATGGTAGGTCTATTTCCTTCCTTATCTCATTGCAGCTTACTACACCTATATTGAAAAGGGTATTATAGTAGTTAGCCAATGACTACTTATCTGCTCTAAGCAGCCTTGATGTATCAAATCTTACATCTATGGTATCCTTTTCTGATGGCTTGTATAGCTTTCGTTCAAACTCTAATTCTATCTTCTCTAATAAAGGTGATAGTGTATCAGTCAGGAAGGAAAGATTGGTTGCTTCAACTGTACTATAGCTGCTTTTCGATAAGTCAAAAGCCTTCACTGGACTAACCCCAAAGAATCTGCATATATCAATAACATTGAACTATCTAGTTTCAAGTAATTGGGCATCACTAGGATTTACGGTTATAGGCTTGAAATCCATATTACCTTCAAGTACTGCTACACCATTGGGCTATCCACTAGTAGGGCTGAAAGCAGTCTGCCAACTGGATTTTAGGTCTTGTTTCTGCTTAGATGTAAGGGTACTTTGTACCGTCAGGATACCTGCTAGGTTAGCACCACCTTTGAAGAATCCTGAAGCGTGTGCTTCACTATCTGCTGCTAAACTCAGGGTATTCTTAGCGTGTGCTAATGTACTGATACCATTGATACCATCATAGCTGAAGTTCAGGATATGAATCATATTACAAGGCTCAATTACATTAGATAAGCCAGTAATACTATAGGCTACATTATCCTGAAGTGTCTTTGGTGGTATGATGGTTACTAAATCTGTAGGTATGTAATGCAGTGCTACTGCATTGCCTTCACCATCCCTTTCTATATAGGCATAGGCATTACCCTTCAGTAGTGTGGATACTATTAGTGTCTTGATGAAGGTGAATCTGGTCATTCTACTATTAGGTTCTGAATTAAGCAGCCTATATGTAGGATGGGAAGTGAACTTAATCTTATATCCTGATGAATCCACTTTATAGGGTTCAAGTGGTAGCTATGCCACTGAATCTGATATGACTTCCACACATCTATAGACTGCACTTAAAAGCATTGCCTTACTAGTAGAATAGGAAGCACCGCAATTATACAAAAGATAATCAAAGGTGCTGCTTCTTTCTTCTACGGTTTCTTGTTTCTTCTTTCTAAACCAATTCATATTATTTCTTAAATTTTTGTATTATTCTACTATCCATTGAAAAAAACTTCGTACTTTTGTATCACCAAATATACCCCAATATGAAGAATAGGTTACCTAAAACAGCATTAGCTACTATAGCATTTTTCCAGTCTGCATCTTTGATTGCACAGGATTATTCTGGCCATCACTCAGATAGTGAAGGTGGTCATATTTACGATTCAGATTTTGGTTTTGCATTGATACTGATAATGGGAGTATTAGCTCTAATACTTCTGTTAATTCTAAAATTTCACAAATAAAGAAATTTATTTCTTACTCAAATAGTAATTATTTCATTAGTAAAATGGGGTGTATCCAGATACATCCCTAATGCCTATATCATACTGATAGCCCCATCTATTTTCTTTCCCTTAATGGATTTGTTCGGCTTCACATTACCGTTATAGTCTGATTTTAGTGTAACGTTTTTGAAGCACCATCTGGTAATTTCATTGTTATCTACTATGGCCTTACCAGATAGTAGTAGCCTTTCCATTTCTCTTGTAGGTTTATTGAAGTTTCCTAGTGTCTATGGGTATTCCTCTAAGGGTAATCCCAAATCTGTTGCACTGATAGCCCACTAGGTACTATTGTATTTGTCATAGCCTACCTTCTGGATGCTTACTATGTCACTGTAGTACATCATATCATTAGTAATATAGTCATAATCGGTAACATTACCTTCAGTAATCTTTAGTAGCCCCATCTACTTCCAGTATTTATATAGTTCCCTATCTGGCTTTTCCCTTAAAGCAGATTCTGGTAGGTAGTAATCAGTTCTGAAATAATACTTATCATCCTTAACTACCATATAGCTTACTGCGGTTAAGTCTGAAGTGGCTGCTAAATCCACACCTACATAACAGGGTAAATCCCTAAACTATTTCCAATCTATATCTTTACTGGCTTTTATCAGATAGTTTTCTGGTAGCCATACTTCAGCAGTATCACACCATAGGTTAAGTGTCTTGGTCTTAACACCAACTTCTTCTGATGGGTTATTAATAGCTGATTGAACTTGTTCCCTGATGTACTTCCTTGTAACCGTTATATCAAGGTTGGGCGCACACTTTACCCAATTCTTTTCATCAGTCCAGTCATCTTCTTCATCTAAACAATAGATAGCTATAAACATTGAATCATCTTCCTTCAGTCCATTCAGCACATCAATAGCAGTACTTCTTAGCTTATAGCAGGGAAGTGTTTTGTCAAATCCAGCAGTAGTAATTGTACAAAGGTGGGGGTTCTATCTCATACCCATTGATGACTTGATTACATCCCTTACCTTTGAATTCTTTGCTGAATGGTATTCATCTATTAAGCCAAAGGAAGCATTGAATCCATCAAGCTTACTATCATCAGCCGAAAACACATTCAACTTACTATTGTTCAGGTCAAGTAGAATGGTATCCCTATATGCCTTCAGGTACTTTTTCTTTGGATCAAGCTACTTAGTAAAGGTGCTACAAAAGCTGAATGCAATCTTAGCCTAGTCCTTACTATTAGCTGCTAAGTCCACTTCTGCGCCATCTTCACCATCAGCTATCAGAAAGTATATACACAATGCAGCAGCTAAAGCTGTCTTACCCTGCTTTCTACTGATTTCAATATAGCTACTACTGAATCTTCTATTATCAGTTCCTTTCCAATACCATCCAACAATATTGGCCACTATGAATGACTACCAATCTGCTAATACAAAGTTCTATCCTGATGATTTGCCAGTAAAGTGTTTCAGGGTACTAATGAAGGATATAGCTTCATCTACCACATCTTCCCTAAATTCCAAATCATCCCTTTCTAAATCTGTTAGAAATCTACGGATAGCCAGTTTAATGTTTTCGCCTACGACTATTCTTCCTTTGTTTACATCTTCTGCATATCTATAATAAGGCTTCATAAGTCAAACATATTAATCTGATAAACAACTTACCTTCATTGCTTCTTTCGCTTTATGAATGATTCTAATGGGGATTCATCTGATTCTGTATTATTCATCTTGGGTAGCTTACATCTGGCTTTAGCGGTTAATCCAAATTCAGCCATTACTTTCAAAGCCTATGATTGTGCATCCCGACCTATCTTTACTGCTGGGTGTTCTGCTATGTTTCCACGATCACTTGTCACCGTCAGCCCTTGTTCTTCTACTATCTTACTTGCTTTGATGAATGTACTGTAATTATAAGCCAGCATCTGTAAAGCTGCATCATCCACATCCTCAATTATACCATTATCTTCTAACATCTGAAGCACATTCTGCATATACTGCCTTGCTTCAGGTTCCAGATTCTCAGGAATTTTGAAATTTGTCATAAATCGTAATTTTTTAGTCTATTAAAGTTCTTATCTACTATCATACAAAAAAGTGTTTAACAACCTGAAATAACACCTTCAGTAAGACTTGTCAGCCCAAATTGTTACCCTGTTGTGGTGTCTTGTGGCTTTTTGCAGATTTTCAAAAATTTATTTTGATTCATATCGGGTGATGGGTATATTTGTATAGTAACAAATTGAAAGAAATATGAATAGTAAAAAAAGCAAAATCATAGGTTTTCGGCCTACACCCAGGTAGGCATTTGAATTAGATAATATATGTGCTGAACTGAACATAAAAAAATCAGTACTGATTAGATTTATATTGGAAGATTTCATTAATAAGTACGAAAAATCAAAAGGATATGAATAATTGGGATAAGTATAGAAGGATGTAGTGCAACATCTAGAAGGCTTCCTATAATCCAGAAGTTAATACTTTGATGGGTTAGCACTATTAGTAGCTTTACAATGCCTTAGTAGTAAGTAAAGCAGATGAAGATATTTTTAATGATGCTTACTTGAAGATAACGTATAAGTATAATCCTGATAAGGATTTTGTTGAATAGTTCAAATGGCTATTCAATCAGCTTAAAGGGGCTTACTATAGGGATGATAGGTGTAACCACTTCTATCAGATAGCAGAAGAAAGGCTTAACATCCCTGATTTTATTCCCGATAGTAAGCCAGTGGTAGATACATCCATAGTGGATAAACTAAAAACCGCTATAAATTCCATCCGAAACCAAATGAATTTATAACGGTTTATAGTAATAACTATGGCTTAATTCACACTTACACCATAACCAATTCGTACTTCTATCTTCCAATTTGTAGAGTCTTTGACTACATTTACGTTATAGTCACTTGAATACACTTTATCTGTTCTTTCAGTATAGTAAACAGTGACTACTGCTGAATTAGGATATTCTTCTTTTAGCTTTATTGAATCGGTTTTGTAGGAGTAATCTGGGTAATTTTTTTTGTAGTATTTCACCAAATCCTTCTTCTCATTTAGTTCTTGTTGCAAATGCTCTCTAAATAAACTTTCATACTTTGGTTCATAAGAAAAGCATTTTAGCATCCTAACCATATCACAAGAATCCTTAGCATCCAGATATTCCTTAACACATCCTTCAGGTGTAGCAAAAGGATTATAAACTTCTTGCTTCACTTCATTCTTACAAGAAGTCAACACTAGCAATAGTGAAACGATAAATAAAGATATCTTTTTCATATTTGAAATATTTAAATATAGATGTTGCAAAGGTAATAATTATCAGTCAGATAAGGTATAATAATATAGATTTTTTAACCAACAATTCCCCTATAGTGTAATGATAGCACAAAGGATTCTAGCCCCTTTGGTTTCCGTTTGAATCGGAATGGGGGTACTAACTATAGTACTATGGAAGAATACTTAAAGAAGAAATGTAATGATGTATTAGCGGATGTAGAAGCACTACTGAAGCAACTGGAAGAATACAAAGATAATGGATGGGTACTGGATTTCTGTGATACCCTTAATAAATTAAGCGTAACATATTAATATGCCATATTTATAGAAGCCAAAGAAACATCAAACTAAATAGATTAATAGGGAATCTAGATAGAAGATATATCAAAGTGCGGAATGGAAAAAGCTAAGGAAAGCAAAGTTATAGCAGTAGCCACTTTGTGAAATCTGTTTATCAGAAGGTAGGATTACCCCAGCAGAAGATATACACCATAAGGATTCATTCCTTAACTATGAAGGGATGAAAAGATACTGGAAGGCTTTTGATTTCAGTAATCTTCTATCTATATGTAAGAAGTGTCACGGTAGATTACATAGTTAGGGTTCTACAAACGGCTAAAATACTACCACATCTGGAAGGGATACCAGTATTGCTTCTACCAGTACTACTACATTCGCTTTCAGATGTATTACTACAACTCTAGGAAGTATTTAAGCACCTGAGCGGTTGCTCCGTGCAAAATTTCCAGATTTCGTTTTTTTAACTTTGACTTGAAGGGAAAAACGCATACATTAGTATCAGAAGTTAGGCGGGAAGTGGAAGTTGTGAAAAACGGCTAAAAACACCGATTTTGAAGCTATTTTCATATATCAGTAAAGGTGAAGGTGGTTTGGCCACCTTTTCTTTAGTATTCCTGTGTCTAGTTTTACTGGACTGGTAAAATACCAACTTTAGAGGTGCTTCTAGTAGTGATGTTAAAAAATGGGTACTTATCCATACAGTCATTCTAATTTATATATACAGTATGGATATGTACCCAAAAATTAACATCAGGGCTAAATCGGCACTTAGATCAGTTATTTTCGGAATCAGATAAGCTTACCGACAAATTTAATGTAATATGTATGGGATATGATAATATATAAGCCAAAGCAGTTAGTATTTAAGGATAGATTGGAAGCCAGAAAGTATTTTGGCTCAGGGCTATACAATAGATTGGTAAAACACACATCAGATTTTCTTTTTATTAATGATTCTACATTTGCTACTAATGGGAACACAGTGGATACAAATACCCAGAAAATTTCTGGAAATGGATAAGGGTACAAAGTTTATAGATGTTTTGGTATATGCAGCAATAGACTTCCAGAAGGATAGTAGTACCAATAAATCTAGAATAAGCCAGCGTACTATAGCAGATAAGTATAATATACCACTAAGTAAAGTGGAAGATGCAGTTAAGCGGTTAAAGGAATCAGGATTCATAGACTACATTCAGCTACCATCCGAAAAACACAAGGATTGTGTCTTTAATGAATATACCTTCCCACTAATACAAGGTGGAATGATAAAGGATGGTTTCTTAATGCTAAAGCCAGAAGTCCTTACTTTACCATTAAAACCAAAGGAAAGGGGAATACTAATATTCCTTCAGCTAATAGCATTACCAAATATGAATGATATAGTGGAAAGAAAGATAGAAGATATAGCTAATAGAATTGGTATATGCCGACAAACCACCAGTAAGTACCTAAAGCAATTCATAGCTTCTAAGTACATCTTCCAAAATAGTAGAAGTGGTATGTATAAGTGCCAGTACTTAGCTAAAGATATACCAGTAGATAGTTCACCTAAAGAAATACCAGTGATAATACTATGATAGAAAAGGAATTGCATAATAGATATCCTTCAGGGTGTAGGGTATCTAATAAAGAATTAAAAGCAGTATTGTAGATGCTATATGATAATTATGGTATCAAAGCAGTAGCTACGGCTACAGATATTACTAGATATGGATATACTACTAGGGCTTGCAAAATCCCTACAGATAATGGAAGAATTAACGGTTTAATTTTAATTGAAGAATGAATAAGTTTTAGGAATCAGAAAACAAAGGAAGGTTGTTATTCAAATCCTTCTTAGATTAGATTGGGGCTACTGGATAGCCTACAGAAGATAGTTATGATAGGGTAGATTACTACTTCCAGATAAACGGTAAGAAAGCAGTAGCGGAAATAAAGGTTAGAAATGCCTTCTATAGTGATTATTTGATAGAAGCGGATAAACTGTAGGCACTGGTAGATATAAAGGCTTAGGAAGGCTTAAATGGGGCTTTCTATGTATGCTTCTATAAGAATCAAATGTATATTTTCAGTACCAATACCATCAAACAGTATGGTAGGCCACAAAAGAAGTATTGTAAGCGTACTACTATGGGTATGGATGATTATGTACTGAAGGATGTAATACTAGTACCAACTGATAAGGCTACTAGGTATGATCTTCTGGATGGAAAGTGGCACAAAAGTAATCCCACCTACTGATATGGTAGATGGGATTATCCTTTATCTTATTGTATCAAACTTCTGTATCACTTCTTGAAGTTTGGTAATTAGAGGATCTATATTATCTGCTGGAAAGTTATCTTTTGTGATTTTTTCCAGTTGAATTCTCCATCCTTTTTGGTAAGTCATAACTATACCATCTGGATTTAGATAGTAATATTTTGCAGAAGCCCCCTCTGGTACAGGATTCTTACAAATTTCTTTCATCTTTATTAGTGCATTATACCATTCTTTTACGTTTGTTTCTTCAACCATTGCAGATGAAATTTCGTCATAGCCCCTATGAGTAACTTGCAAATAAGAAATACCAATGTTATCTATTACTATTTTCTCAATTGAAAATGATATTTTTTCTGTATAAGATGATGAAGATACACTCCAAGGAAGTAGAACTTCTCCCATAGGATATGTATAAGTAGTAAATACCACACCAGACTTAGATACGAGATCTTCGTACTTAGTTGTTCCTTTTTCTGATTCTTTCTGTGTACCAGTCGCTTTTTGAGCTGTTGCACTTCTTGGGTTTGTTGTGCTTCTTTGAGCATTCACAACTACAGGAAGTAACAATAATAATACTAAACAAATTTTCTTCATAATAGTTTTTTTTAATTATATATTTATATACAGGAATCTTCTATACTAATTATTGTTGTTATATGCTGCTTGATCTTTTGATTTTAGATGCTTATTTTTACCCATCCATTCTATTGCATCATCATCAGATAAGGCATAATCTTCAATATATACCTTTACTTCAGAATCACGGTTGCGATTAAAAAGATACTTACTTCCAGATCTATTAAGTTCACCTCTTACTTTATGGCCTTCAGATAGACTACCAGAGCGTCTGTCTATAATTGTATATCCCTTTCTGGTTTCTACAATAAAATAATCATCTTCGCCTTCGTAAACCACAACACCTTCTACACAATCATCTGTTTCTTCATAGTTGTAGAAATCACCATAGATTCTTTCATCTGAATGAAGTGTACCGTTGCTAGCATTTGGGGAAGAATATGTATTAGGTGTACTACTGGTAGTTACTGTTACATTGCTATTTTCGTATTCTGTCCTTTGGGCAGTCTTTCCTTTATTATATCCATCATCATAGCCTCTTCTAAATCCTTTTGCCCAAGCTTGGCTTTGTTTTTTTGTACCCCACAAATCATAAGCACTTTTAGTATGGCAGGAAGTTAAATAAGGCTTACCATCACTAGCGTCATCTGAACCGTAAGCGTGCCCATCTTTATAAGCCCTCTTTTCAATTTCAAGTAATTCAGCGGGATCATCTTCTGTTTCTGAAGAATTACTTTTTGATTTATTACCACAGGCAGTAAATAACAGAAGTGTTATTAAGAAGTAAAGAATCTTTTTCATTATTGCTTTTATTTTAGTTGTCATTAGGTTTCTTGTATTTCGGATTTTGAACTATTTCACCAGTAGATACATCTATTAGATTGGAAAGTATCACAGGTGGTTCCACCATTTCTACCACTTTATCCATCACTTCTAATAGTATATCATTGATTATCCCCATTACCTTATACACCCATTTCCTTTCCTTCCATCGGTTTAAGTCCAGGCTATTTCCGACTAAACCAGATTCACGGCTATCCCATAGCCATTCTTTTGTTTCCTTATCTAGTTCTAGTCCACTACAGTAGAAATTTGATGGATGTATGTATCTGTTAGCATCATAATAGTATTCCGAAATGTGGGGATACTCTTTTTCCATATACTCTAAGATATTCCCATCCATCAGGGATTTACCATCATACTTGTTATTACTTCTGGAAGCATAATCCCCTTTATGATTCCCCTTTAGGTAGTCATTAAGATATTTATCTGGATTCTTAGCCAATAGTATTCCATAGGTTTTGATAGCGGCATCCAGAAGCATCCTAAGAAGATGGATAGCACATACATCTTCCCTTTTTAGGTACAGGGCATCAAAGCCACTATCTATGTTAATGGCATAATTACTAATAGCCTTCAGGAAGCATTTGTATTTGATGCTTTCAGCCTTCAGTAGGTTGTTTGGCCTTTGGCTTAGTTGGGTGAAGTATTTCTGGTATAGTGGGGTATATGCCATACTACATTAGTCTATATCATCTTCATCTAGTACCTTATCTAATTTTGCTTCGGTTCATCTTATTTTTTCAATTTCTTCAATTTTTGAAGGGCATCAAAGCCATCATCAGTAAGCCGATAAGTAAAACGGTCTATTTTAGTGACATATTTATTTGCATATCCTTCTAAAATATCTTCAATTTCAGAATATGTTAAGCCACAAGAAGCACCGTTAGCACTAGTAATACTACTTAAACTGAAAGTAGCGTAAGGTTTCAGCTCATTGTTACCTAGTGTAAAAAGAAATAATAAATCTTCCATATCTGTACTATTATTGGTTTATTCTAAATCATATTCATCCAGTATCTTATCTAATTCAGCTTCTACATCTTCTGGGATGGGTTGTAGAAATCCATCTTCCAGTACTACCTTTGAATCTTCCATATCTTACTTAATTTTAGATTTTATATCTTCCAGATGTGCCAGTAGCACATTTCCTATAATCTGGTTTATATAAACCATATCCTTAGCATACATCCGTACATCTTTCTTACTGGCTACATACATATCCTTTTTATAGCTATAGTAGCTACCCATATTCGTTTCCATCTGGGATTTAGATGGATGTATGAAGCCAGAATACTTCTTATACAAGTCACCAATGGTAGTACCATACTTATCATCCAGTTCTTTTCTAAGATTGGATGGTACAATATAGTTACCACTAATCTTTATTTGCCCTAAATCCCTTCCACCATCGTATAGCTTATGCAGTATCTGAAATGGATGCAGCGTTTCAGCATAGATAGTGGTTAGGTTTTCCAGTTGAAGCCTAATCAATGGAAGCGCTACCAGTGCTTCTGCTTTACCAAGTAAATCTATGAAGCATCTATTATAGATGTTAATGGTATCACTTATATTGCAGAAATCATCTAATCCTAGATTAAGGTAGTTCTGAATAGTACATCTGGGATTATCACTATCTAATGGGGGCTTCTGTTCTGAAGTCTTATATAAATCACAGTTAGCATAGAAGATAGCATCAAAGATGGGATAGTAGTAAGCACTACTATCTTCCAAATCTTTATATGTAAAGCGTTTCTTCATACTTTAAAACTTAATGCTATCAGTTCCAGCCCAAGTAGTATCTATTGTAATGGTGATTCTAAAAGAAGCCAGTCTAATATTATCTTTGATTAGTGGATATTTCTTGTGTTCTAAAGCCTTTGGATAGCTTCGTGTGAATCCATCTACCTTATCACTGAAAGAAGTAACACTATCTAAAGATACAGATGGTAGATTCACCGATTCTATGTAGAATGCTTCCATAGTTGGTGATACATCAAATACTTCTTTATCACAACTGGTAAGCCATCCGATTGCAAGAAACAGTAATACTATTAATGGGGATTTCTTCATATCTGTATAATCTTAATTGGTTTCCCTTTCTCTTTAGCATAGTCAAGGGTGAACTTTGTACCGTGTGATTGGCCATCCCAAAAGGCTAGCACACAATCACATTCATCCACTATCAGCTTGTTCCTTTCAAGTGGCGCACCCTTCCCATACTTATCATAGTTAGGGAAGTATTCTATTAGCTTTAGCCCTTTCTTCTTTGCAAACTCTCTAGCATAGGTATCAGCACCCTTAGCACCACCTGATACTATTACATCAGGGATGTACTTTAGATATGTACCTATATCTATTGGGGGGCAGGTTCTACTACCTATTATTGCTAGCTTCATTTCTTTTTGTTGCAAAGTTACTTATTTTTTCAATATGTTGGTAGTGATTATGGCTTTTTCTTGTTAAATATTGTATTTGGCAACAAATAATTGCTAAGATTTTGTACCTTTGCAACCTAAATAATGATTATGACAAAGAAGCTAAATAATATAAGTGCATTTGATGTTACTTTCAAGAACAGTAAAAATGTTCCGTTCCAGAGGTGGTATCCCTACATTGAAGGATACTCCCCCAATTTCGTACTAAGTCTAATTGATAAGTATTGCAAAGATGCAACTTTAATATATGAACCTTTTGCTGGTACTGGAACTACACTGTTTGCTTCTGATATGAAAGGAATTAATACTGTTTATTCTGAAGTAAATCCTTTGTTGAGATTCCTAATAGATACAAAGGTTTCTATTATGTCCTTACCTGAAAATGATAGGATGGGTATTGTTTCGGAATTAAAAGAGTTAATCCCCAATATCTTAACAAATGCCAATAATTGTATTCCATCGGAAACACTTAACCAAGCATATAATAATGCTTTTGGTAATAGTGTGTATTTCCCAGATGATCAATATAATCTTATTCTTAAACTTAGAACATACATAGATATCAAATATAGCAATAATCAAAAGCTACTGGCAGATTTATTAGCTATAGCTGTTTTTTCTTCCTTATTATCTGTATCCTATCTAAAAAAACAAGGGGATGTAAGGTTTAAGACTGAAGCTGAAAGATCTCATCAGGAGTATTTGATTGATGTTCTTCCTGTTAAGTTGGAACTTATAGCAGATGATATTGCAAATCTTAATGTTTCTATGTGGAAGAAACATACTTTGATATGCGAAAATGCAAAAAACATAGGTTCAGTATCATTAGATGATAAAATAACCGCAGTTATTACTAGTCCTCCCTATTTGAATGGTACTAACTATTTCCGTAATACTAAATTGGAATTGTGGTTTTTAGGTTATATAAAAACAGATAAAGATTTAAGGCATTTTAGGGATGAAGCTCTTACCAGTGGTATTAATGATGTAAAAGCTTCATATAGTATTGACTGTGAACAGTTAAATAGTAAAACATTAACAAAAACACTTTTAGAATTGGATAGTAAAGCCTATGATAGAAGAATACCATTAATGGCTAGATGCTATTTTAATGAAATGTTGCAACTATTTAACGGCCTAATAGACAAGTTAAAAGATGACTCATATATACTTATAGATTTAGGTGATTCCATCTTCTCAAATGTACATATTAAAACAGATATAATACTAGCAGAAGTACTGAAGGATATAGGCTATGATCTAAAAGAGCGTATCATTTTAAGACAAAGACGGTCTAGAAATGGGAAATTATTATCTCAGGTACTACTAGTAATGAAATATAATAGTAAGAATGGCACTGTCGAAAAAACAAAAATGGAATAATTTTATAAATGATTTACCACAACACCAGCTCCCTTATTCTAAAAAGAACTGGGGTAATCCAAATCATTCTCTTTGCTCATATCAGGGTAAACTTAAACCTGCTATAGCACATTTTCTTGTAAACACATTTGTTCCCCAAAAAGGTAAATTATTAGATCCCTTTTCTGGGGTTGGTACTATTCCGTTTGAAGCAGCATTAAATAACAAAACATCATTTGGAATAGATATTAGTCCATTGGCTTATATAGTATCATCTGCAAAAGTTCAAAGATGTAATAGAAGCTTTTGCTATGAATACTTACACCAAATGGAAGAGTATATTATCACTCATACAGTACCAAATGAATACAGAAGAATTCACGGTAATTTTGGATTAAACAAGACACTGGCAGAATATTATAATGAAGATACATTTAATGAAATACTGTTAGCTAGAATTTTTATATCTGAAAATCCGCCAGTTACCTCTGAGCAGATGCTAGTTGTAGCTTCATTGCTACATATTCTTCACGGTAATAGGCCTTATGCTTTAAGTCGTAAGTCACACCCAATAATACCATATGCCCCTACAGGCGATTTTATATACAAAAATCTTATTGACAAGGTGACGGAAAAGCTAGAAAGATCACTTGATGTATTACCTAAAAGAGGCTTCAAAGATGGAAAGATCTTTTTAGGAGATTCTACTCAACAATGGCCAGATGAAATAGATGAACTGGATGCTATTATTACTTCACCTCCCTTTTTTGATAGTACAAGATTCTATTCTGCAAACTGGATTAGATTATGGTTCACAGGTTGGAATGCAGATACATTTGCAACTGAACCTGCTAACTATATTGACGAAAGGCAAAAAGTTAATTTTGATGTATATGATCCCATCTTTGAGCAGGCTAGAGAAAGATTAAAACGAAGTGGGTATTTTGTAATGCATTTAGGTAAAAGTGACAAATGTGATATGGGGGTAGTATTACAAGAGAAATCAAGAAGATGGTTTGCCCACACAGAACTATTTACAGAAAATGTAGAAAATTGTGCTAAGTTCGGAATACACGATTTGGGTACAGTAACAGATCATCAATACCTTGTTATGCATTAAAAAATAGGTTGGGTTACCAACCTATTTCCTTTTTGTTTAGAATCCTAATCTATTCTTATTACTTTCGCTAAGTTTGTCTATAAGATTGTTGTCTTCTATAAATTTCTTCAATTCAACTATACGTTTTGAAAGGTCTGTATTATTTCTTACAGTAAGATATTTATCCACAGCAGCATCTACATCAATATTAGTATTATATATTGGTGTCGGACTAGATAGCAATTCCAAATTAGCACCAGTTAATTCCGATAATCTAACTAGTTCTTGTGGGGTATAAAAATCACTAGGCCATCGAGCTTTTTTATTCTCGTTTGCTTCATCAGATAATAAGCAAGCATTTTCTTTAGTAAGTGGATAGAAATACTTAGATGGCAGGATGTGATCAATGTGCCAGCTACCAGTATTCGCTTTATCCAGTGGAGTGCCTGTTTTAAAACATTTACCATCAAATCTTTCAAACAGTTCATCTACATCTAACTTTTCATCTACACCGTCTGCTAATTTTGCCAATAAGTCTCCTAATCTTCTTTTGGCAGCAGCTTCTCTATGTTGTTCTGATGTACGTTTGGGATTACCGATGGCATTTATAGATGCCTTACAACATCTACATTCTAATTGCTTTTCTAAGACACTCCATTTCTTGTGAAAACTAAAATGGCTTGCGGGAAGTATTCTACCACAAGTTTTACATTGCTTCCAGTAAGCTTCTTTATTTTCTACTGCAATCTGAAAGAAGTTTGTCCAGAATCTATAACAAGCCAAAGAATCAGCAGAGCGTAAATCTTCATCCCAGTGTTCCCAACTATCAGGTAAGTCAGAAGTAATAGCGTGAACATATCCACAGTGAGGACATTCCCATTCAGCCGTTTCTGCTAACTTCCTTCCATCCAATAATTCTTTACCAACATTGACATAATTCAATGTTTTGCAGTTAATACAAGTATAAGCTACCCAAATGTTATTGCTACTTACTTCAGGTAGTCTATCTATACCAGTCCTGTTTTTTGTAGTTCTTCGTGCCATATTTGTAGAGTTTAAAATTTGCTTGCAAATATAGCTAATTGTCTCTTCTTCAGCGAATTAGAAGAGTTAAATAATGCTCTTCTTTATCCAAAAGAGAAATTTTTAACCTATATATTAAAGCCCAGAAATGATACTTAATTGTACCAAATCTGGGCTTAATGATTCTGAGTATTATTACTAGTGTATTATTCCATCATTTATAAGTATAATCTATTTCCCATCCATTCTTCTCACATATTGCCATCATTTCATTAAATGTAGCAGTTTCCACTAATTCTTCAGTATCCATTACCATACTTGCATTAGAGATAACAAAGTATTCCCCTTCTTTGTATGCTTCATATTTGCTTTTACCATTCTGGAATGTGGCAAAGTGACTACTAATGTAGTAGGCAGTTTTATTATTCCTTTGATTACCATCATATAATATGTAATAAATAGCATCTATAGCATATACTTCTAGTAGTACTACACCATTCTTCATTACCCTATGTGTAGCAGGGGATACATAGCTTTCAATTTTATATGGATATATCTTTTCTATCAGTTCTGTTACTAATCTACGCATTTCTACAGGATCAGCTTCTGCCTTTGCTATAGCATCATCTGGTAAAGTAGGTTGTCTTAGGCTAGCTAAAAACCTTTCATTCAGATCACGCTTATCTTTAAGCCCTTCTATTTTACTATCACAGTCTGCTTTTTCATTCTTACTAGCAGATAGGATACGATAGTATTCCGCTTGCATCATTTCTCTAATGTCATCATCTGGAGCATCCATATATAGCTTCATAGCGTTCTTAATAGCTTTATCCATCTTTTCCTTCTGTGCTTCATAATTGGCTATGTCTGCATTTATATTAGCTATCTTATGTTCCATTTCCTCTATTTTGGCCAGTCTATCTTCTGTATTCAAGTTAGCCAGTCCTATCAGTTCCTTCTTAACCAATCCCCAGATAACGGCTTCAATCTTTTCATTACTGATAGTAATACGGCTATTACAGTCTGTAGCATTAGTAATACCAGCCATACAACACCAAGCTACTGCTGGCTTACCATTTTGTAACCTAACCCCACTATATGCATCTGATTTCTTCCTTGGGGTTAAGGTATGTCCACAAATAGGGCACTTAATCAGTTTAGAAAGTACATATGTCTTTTGCTTTGGGTAGGGATCGGTTACAGTACGGTTAGTAGCCCTTTTCTCTGTTGCCCTATCAAACAAAGCCTGATTGATAATGGTTGGTACTTCCACTTCAAACACATCTACATCTTCTGTATCAGGATCAGTAAGATTAACTTTCTTAATACCAGTACAGTAGGGTTCATAGGTTAGTATGTGTTCTATAGTACCTATACTAAACTTCTTGTTAAACCTATCACCATACTTAGCAGTAATAGCTAAAGCTGTAGATTTAAGTGTAGCACCATCCTTTAGGTATTCATTAAATACATCTACAACCACTTCAGAAGCAGCATCATCAATTATCCAGCTATTCTTCTTTGCTTTATCTCTACCACCAAACCTTTTATAACCAAAGAAAGGTTGGCCGATACTCATACAGTTATTATCAAGTTCATCCCTTCTACCAGATGCTATCTGGGTTTTCATACTCTTTAAATACTTCCAAGCTGCATCAAAAGCACCACCTATGATGGTTTCTGCATCCCTTACTTTCTTTCCTGTCTGGGGATCTATAGTCCAAGTGTCTATATCCCTAAAGTACACAGGTATTTCCATATTAATAAGTTGGCGAATATACATTCTTCCACTCATAGGATCACGGCTCATTCGGCTTACTTCAGATACCAATACTACATCAAACTTTTTATCTTCAGCACCTTCCTTTAGGTGTTGAATAGATAGCCTATCCCTTTTGGTAGCATCATCTTTACCAGTGATATGTTCACCGTAAATTGTGCTATCTCCATACTCATAACCAAACCTTTTTGCTAGTCTGGTTAAATCCTTCACTTGTCGCTCATAGTCTTGCTTCTTTGTTGAGCACCTGATTAAAAATGCAGCCTTCATATATTTTTTTTCTTTATTATACAATTTTTCGGCATTATTTCCGTTTTTACAATTATGGGATGTACACCTATTATAATAATGGCTTTCTGCCTTTGCGCTGCAAAGGTACAAAAAATATTTCAATGGTGCAAGTGTTTTTGGAATAGTGAATTGCCTGAATTTAGTCGTGCAACCCTTGAGGTGTTGCGCCAACCATTGGAGGATAGAAAAATAACTATCAGTCGCGCTAAATATACCATCGAGTATCCTTGCTCATTTATGTTTGTGGCTTCGATGAATCCATGTCCTTGTGGTTA